AATACTTGTTTATTTGTTAAAAATTTAATATATTATAACCATATGAGTTTATATGATGAAACACCCAAGCCACAAAAAATAGAAGAACCTAAGGAAGAACCTAAGGAAGAATCTATATACGCAACTCTTAATGATATTTTAAGTAGTTGTGTAGACTTTAAAGATTCGGTTATCTATCTAGATACAGAAATAATGGAACATACTTTGATTGACTTTATAATTAAAGTCCGTTCTATATTAGAGTATCGTACCACCGAAAAATACGAAGGAGAAAAAGATGCTCCAATTAATTTAATACTTAATTCACCTGGTGGTGATATACATGAAATGTTAGGTTTAATTGATTACATAAATACGTTGAATGTTAAAGTTAATATTATTTGTAGAGGAAAGGCATTATCAGCAGCAGCAATAATTTTAGTTTGTGCTACCGGACAAAGAATGGTAAGTAAAAATTCTACAATAATGTTTCATCAAGCATCATCATTTGTATCCGGAAAATTATCTGATATAACAGCTACAATTGAATACGTAAAAAAAATTGAATCGGATTTATATGCTTTACTAGCAGAAAAAACAAATTGTGAAGCTTCTTGGTGGGAAGGACATATGAAGTCAGATTTATTTTTAACAGCCCAAGAAGCTTTAGACATTGGAGTAATAGACACAATAATTTAATAAAAAATAAAAATTATGAATTTAACAGCAGAACAAATACAAGAAAATTGGAAAGAATTTAGAAATAGAATCAATCAACTTACAGCTCGAGCAGATGATCTAAATGTAATGTATGATGAAATTGAAGAACGTGCAATGATGGCACCAGCATCGAGTTTTGATCATTATCATAATGCATTCCCGGGCGGATATATAGATCATGTGTTGCGTGTAGACGAATGTGCAGAAAAGGTTTATTTTCTATGGACTGAAATGGGTGCAGATATGGAAGGATATTCATTAGATGAACTTAGGTTTGTAGCGTTACATCATGATTTAGGAAAATTAGGTTTTCCGGGAGATGGTAATGAAATATATATTCCTAATGAATCAGAATGGCATAGAAAGAATTTAGGGAAAATTTATACACCTAATCCTAAGAATCCATTTTCTATGGTTCCGGATTTAACTATTTGGTTATTACAGCATTATGGAATAAAAATGACTTGGAATGAAATGTTAGGACTTAAATTGACCGATGGGTTGTATGATGAAAGTACTAAACCTTATTTTATATCAAGAACTGCAGATTCTAAATTAAAAACTAATCTAGGATATATTATGCATCAAGCAGATTGTATGGCAGCCAGAATTGAATATGAAAAATGGAATAAACAAAATGTCGATTTTAAGCCTACTACAACAGTTAATTTATCTTATGGTAAAAAAGCGCGTACACAAAAAATAGGCAATATTGCAAAAAATAGTAACGATAAAGTTAACGCTTCAAAATTATTTGAAGATTTATTTGGAGATAAATAATGGCACTAGAAATTATGTTAACAATTAGTATAGTATTTTTAATAATTTCTATATACGTGAATTATAATCTTAATAAAAAATTAGAAGAATCAGAAGATTATATAAACGACTTAGAAAATTCAAATTTAAATTTCTATACTTGGTTTAATAATTTTAAAACTAAAATAGGAAATAGTCAGTCTAAAATAAAACAAGTTGACCGAATAGGGTCATTTGAATCTGATGATGAAACGGGGTTTGTATTTAAAACTCTAAAAGATGTTATTAATGATTTGAATAAGGAATTTTAATGACTAAAGTAAAAAAGAAACGCGGAAGAAAGCCGACAAAAAAACAATATTTTACATTAGAAACACAAGACGCGATTGTTAAATATAATGAATCAACAGATCAATTAGAGCGAAATAAAATTTATAAAGATGAGATTAAATATCCATTTGATAAATTAGTCGAAAATATAATTCACACATTTAAATTTTATTATTTTGATGTTCCTTATGTAGATGTACAACACGAAGTAGTAGCGTTTTTAAACGAAAAAATTCATAAATTTACTCCCGGTAAAGGTAAGGCATTTTCATATTTTAGTATTATAGCTAAAAATTATTTGATAATTAAAAATAATACTAACTATGCAAGAATGAAAACAAAAGCCGATGTTGTTGCAATAGACGAAACACGTAATTTACCTAATGAAATTGCTTATTCTGATTATCAGGAACAGTTGAATGATTTTATGATACAATTTATTAAGTATTATGATGATAATTTAGCAAATATTTTTACAAATAAAAAGGATATTAAAGTAGCAGATTCAGTATTAGAATTATTTAGAATACGACAAAACATAGAAGAATTTAACAAAAAAGCACTTTATATTCTTATCCGTGAAAGGACCGGTCTTAAAACGCAAAATATTACCAAAGTTGTTAACGTCATGAAAAGAGACTTTTATAAAATGTTTAAATCCTACCAAAACAATGGCGTAGCCCAACCTCATAAAGTATAAAGTTCATATTTATAATAAAGGAGAACTTATTATGAGTACGGAATTCGAACTTTTCGACGGTAAATCTTTTTCTGATTTAATGAAAGATATTTACCACAATTCCAAAAAAAAGGATAGACAGATAAATACACTCATCCAAGAACTTCAGCCATTAATTAAAAATATTGGCGACGCGACTATAATTGTTCCTTTGATAAAGGAATATTTGGATGTTTCTGTAAAAAATGATGAACATCTTGTTAAGTTAGCAGCGGTAGTTCAACGATTAGTTAACTCGTCTACAAAACTATCTGATGTTGGAGATGAATATGGAATGACCGAAGCAGAAAAAGAACAATTACTGATAATTGCAGAAAATGAATTAAAAGAAATACAAAAAGAACAAGCTGAACTCACAAAAAAGGAGATAGATTAAATGGCACAGTTCCCAGCTGAGGTGGTTGATACTAGCATGGCATTTGATGCAACAGCTAAAGATCCGGATGGTAATCCGTTGCCACTAGGAACGATTCAAGTTGAATATAAAACTTCATCTCGTGGAGGAATAAAAAACAAACAGTTTGCATCTCCTATTAATTCAAATATAAAACGTATTCCGTTAATCGGAGAACAGGTACTTATCATAAGATCAATAGCAGGCACATCATTTTCTGGAGGAGCTGATTTAAATTTTTATTATTTAGATCCTATTAATGTTCAAGGCGAACTAAATAATAATGCTCTACCTGGACAACTAGATTATTCTACTTCTGGTGGGTCTGATACTTCTACTGAATATTCACAAACACAAGGAACTCCAAATAAACAATCATCCGGCCGCCAGAATAATAAATTAGGTGCTACATTCGAAGAATCAACAAAAGTTAAAAGTTTACAACCATTTGAAGGAGATCAGTTATTTGAAGGCAGATGGGGGCAATCAATTAGATTTAGTTCTACAATAAAAGGTAAAACATCTATATATGATAAAAAACCTGCTTGGACTGGTAATAAATCAGGAGATCCAATTACAATAATACGTAATGGTCAAGCACCAGCATCTGGCAAAGGAGCCTTTTATGTCATAGAAGATTTTGAAAAAGATGGAAGTTCAATATGGTTAACGTCTACACAAACACTAGATAAAACTTCAGGATTTAAATCATCTCAGAAAAATTATGGCTTAACAACCGAAGTGACACCAGAAAAAAATTATAAATCTTCTCAAGTAGTTATTAGTGCAGATAGATTATTTTTTAATTCCAAGACAGATTATATTATTTTAAGTGGAAAGAAGTCAGTAAACATAGCCACTCCTAAATGGCAAATGGATATGGATAAATTATTTACAATATTAGAAGGGACGTTACAACAACTTGCAGATTTAACTTCGGCTAAAGCATCATTTCCTACTCCTATGGGAGGAAGTACATTACCTGCTACCAATGTAGTACCGGTACAAAAATTATTAAATGAGTTGAAATTGATGGCGCAATAAATAAAGGAATAAAATGGCACTAATTTTAAAAGTATTACAAGAAGGAATATTAAATGCAATGAAAAAGGCTCAAACAGCAAAATCCGGAGAAGCTGGTAATCAAATATTTGCAACCGAATTGGCAGTAGTAGTTGATGCATATATAAGATCAGGAGATGTAACAACATCAGTTGCAACTGACGTTACGACAGTTGTAGCTACGACGGTGGTACCTGGTCAACCTGTAGTTGGTGTAGCAGCGTTTGCTCCAACGCCATTACCGGTAACTGCAGCCACAACACTTCCACAACCAGGTGTTGGATCTGGAAAAGGAGCTGGTGTAGGAGTTGGCCTAGGAAAAATAACCTGAAAGTTAAGTAAGTAATATTTATATAAAATAAATAAAGAAGAAATTATGGAGACAAAAACATTTATAAAAGTTATGCGTAAATTAATACGTGAAGAGGTAAGATCGGCCGTCCGAGCTGAAATGAAACAAGTATTAAAAGAAGAAAGAGTTTCTGATAAAAAGGTAATAAACCATGGTATGGATTTATATAAAATGACACAAAAATCTCAACCTAGAAAACTTCCTAAACAAAAGAAAAAGGTCTTTACTGAGAATAATTTATTAAATGATTTATTAAATGAAACAGCTGGTTCTATGGACGGAAATGAAATGCACGACACCGGACCACAAGTACAATTTGAAGAATTTCCGACAATGAATTCATATGATACAGGCAATGTCCCTAATTTTTCTGATATAATGAATAAAAATAATCCAGGGACTGTATCAACCAATGCAACCCCATCTACAGACCTTTCCGGAAATCCAGTAAATGTACAAGCTTTACCAGAAGAATTAGAAACTGCTTTTACACGAAACTATTCTGATTTAATAAAAGCAATGGATAAAAAGAAGGTTAAGAATTAATGGCCAGACTTGAATATCAATATAATCCATTAGATCTAGAACCAGATGTGGCAATTGGTGTAAAATTACCATTTAATAGTTCTCCTGGAGGCAGATCTGCAACACAAAATCAATTATCAGGCTCCGCTACCGGAGGTGGTCCATTTACATTATCTTATACCACTGAAGAACAATCGATTTCAAATTTAAAAAATTTGTTATTAACTCGTAAAGGTGAGCGCCTAATGCATCCTACATTTGGAACTCAAATTTATGATAGTTTATTTGAGCCTAACACGGGAAATTTGAGAGAGATATTAA